GGGCGATGAGCGACAGGCCGTCGACCGCCGACACCTGCGCGGTCGAGTCGTTGCTCAGGTCGTAGTCGAAGTTCCAGTCGAAGATCGCGCCGGTGTACATGGTCGCGCCGTCGCGGTCGATGACGACCTGCTTGCCCGGCAGGATGCTGCCGTAGTACGCGCTCGCGGTGTTGAGCGGGTCGAACGCCCGGTCGCGGTTGTCGAGCACGACGTTCGCATTCCCGGCGGTGAACCGCTCGAGCTGCCGCGACCGCCCGCGCCGCACCTGCACGCTGCGGACCTTGCTCGTGACATCGACGAGGACGTCGCCGCCGAGCTTGTAGGTCGCGTTGTCGAGGACGCCCTTCGTCGCGTCGTCCAAGGTGAAGTAGGAGCCGACGCCGTTCGCGCTGAGGTTGAAGGCGATCTGGACGCGCGTCGCCATCAGGCGCTCGCGAACACGGGACCGGACGCCTGCTCGAACCGCTTGATGTACTGGACGACCTGCTGCCCGATCATGCGCGGATCGCCGACCCCGGCGTTGACCGTGATCGAGTAGTTGTTGCCGCCGCCGAGGGCGGAGTTCGGGGTGACGTACGCGCTGCGCGAGCCGATGCTCATGATCTCCGGCCCTGCCTCGCCGACAAGGAACGTTCCCGTCGCAAGGCCGCCGCCCGCTAAGCCGCTGATCCCTCCGATGCCGCCGGCGAGGTAGAGGTCGAGGTTCGCCTGCTCCTCCGGCGTGAGCGATCCGGACTCCCCGGGCGCGCCGCCGGTGTAGGACGTGGCGCTGCCGCCGTCCGCGTTCGTCGTGACGATGGTGATGTACGAGGTCCGGTTGAGTGAGGCGGCGAGATCATCCATCATCGCGAGGAGCGCCTTGCGGCCGGTTCCGGTCGGCTTGATGCTCTCCAGCAGCGCCTGGATCATCGAGATGGCCATCTGGATGCCGACGGTCGCGAACTGCTTGGCCGCGTCCAGGCCGACGGCGTCGGCGACGTTCTTCACGCTGCCGACGGCCTCGTTGGTGCGCCGGATGTTCTCGGAAATGTTGCCGTCAAGGAATGCGTCGGCGGTCTGCATCCCGCGCTCGAGGCTCATCGACGAGATCTCCTTGAACGAGGTCTCGTTGAGGCCCGCCGCGAGGAGCTGCTGCATCTTCCGCCCGAACTCGGACACCTTCTGCGCCTGGGCGACGAACGTGTCCACGATGCTCGCGCCGCCGACGGCTGCCTGCTCCTGCGCGCCCCGGTAGATCGCCTGCAGCTCCTCGACTTTCTTCTTCTCCGCGTCGGTCTGCTCGTCCGACAGGGTCGCCTGGTAGTCGACGAGGTTCTTGAGCGCCGTCTTCACGTCGTCGGCCCGCTGGTTGAACACGTCGACGGCGGTGCCGATGCTCAGCTTGGACGAGAGCGCGTCGGAGGCGCTGGCCGCGTAGTCGTCGAACGTCCTGATCGCGTCCTGCGTGGACTTGCGGGCCGCGTCGACCTTGGCCTTGAGCCGCTCCTGCGCGGCCGCGAACGCGTCGGCGGCCTTGGTCGCGGCCTTCGTCGCCGACGAGATCCCGCCGCCGCCGCCTCCGGTCGTGGGCATGGCCTCGTCGAAATACGTGGAGAGGTTGCCACCCGTGAAGGAAATGCTCTTGTCCTCCGCGCGCGCGAGTGCCGTGTAGCGGTCGCCCGCAGCAGTGATCGCCTTCTGGCGCTTGGCCGCCTCCATCGCCGCGGCTGCAGCTGCGGCTGAGTTGGCGAGCCCGAGGTAGCGGTCCGAGAGGACTTGAAGGGACTTGGCGTGCTCGCCCTCGGCGCGCGAGCTGTCCTCGTTGATGCCCATGAGGATGGAGACCGCTGCCCCGACAAGACCCATGCCGCGCACCGTCTCGCGCAGCGTCTTGGTCGAGTACTCGTCCTGAATCGCGGCAGTGTTATCAGTCGATCGTCCAAGGCTAGCTATGAGCGCAGCCGCGTCGCCGATGTTCTTGATGAGCCCGGCGATGCCGTTCCCCATCTCGCGCGCCATCTGCGCCGCGCCGCCGGTTCCGCCCATCGCCGTCGAGACGTCGTCCACTGCTCCGAGCAGCGCGTAGCCGATCGTCTCCTTGGCCTCGTTCGCGGCGACGCTGAGCTGGTTGATCTTCCCCTGATACGTCTCAGCGGCGGCAGAAGCCTGGCCGGCATAACGCTCGGACAGGGCCGCGGTGATCTTGCTCATGTCCTTGCTCGCGATGATGTTCGCGTCGATGCCGGTCTTGAGCCGGGTGATCGCCGTGAAGTTTCCCGCGTACGCCGCGGACAGGGCCGCCGATACCTCGGCGACGCTCTTGGAGGATCCGGCCGCGACGTCAAGTGCGAGCTTGAGCGCGCCCTGCGAGGTCGTCACGTCGCCAGTGACTGTCACGAGCTGCTGCAGGGCCGGGCGGAGGATGTCGTCGGCCGTTCCCGACGCCAGGGACATCGAGTCGATGAACTGGTTGACGTCCGTCGCCCGGTAGCCCTGGTTGACGTTCTCAAGGCTGACCGCGAGGGACTTCATCGCAGCGTCGTCGGCGAGCGCCCCCTCGGCTGCGCTCTTGAAGAAGTCGGCGATCGCGGTGACGCTGAACGCGGCGGCCATCGCGCCGCCGAGGGCCACCATCGACGTGCCGAAGCCCCCTAGGGCGCCGCTTGCCGATCCGGCGCTTCCTTGCAGGCGCTGGAGGTCGCGCTGCGCCTCGGAGATGCCCTTCCCGTTGAACGTCGAGACGATCGGGACTTCGATGCCGCCTGCCATCAGACCCTCCCAATCTCTCGGAACCTCTTGGACGCGGCGCGTCCCGCCTCGTCGAACAGCCTGCGCATCTCCTCCTGGAGCGCGTCCAGGTCGGTCTCCGCGGCGGCGCGCCAGATGGTTCGGCCAGCGGCCGGCCCCGGCCCGAACCGTACGATCGGACCATCGCGCTTCACGATGGCCGCGATCATCGCCTTCCCGGACTTCGTCGTGCCGCTGGTCTTGCGGCCGGCGGTCTCCCAGATCGCGCCGGCGGCCGTCGAGTTGACGACCGAGACGACGTTCTCCGTCGTAGACCCGCGCTTCCGGTTTGCGGAGCGCGACACCTTGATGCCGCCCCTGACCTTCAGCGGCTCAAAGCCGGGCGTCGTCCGCTCCCACCGCGCCCAGCCGGACAGGCCGGTCGAGACGTAGCCGCGCGACGTGGTGACAAGCCCGGAGGCGGCCTTTCGGACGCCCCTGTCGAGGATCTTCTTCGCGTCCTTGTCAACCTGCCCGAGCGCGCGGGTGACCTCGCGGACGCCGAGGATCTGGACGCCGGTGGTCCTAGTCGCCATCACTGACCTCCTTGCACGGATCTCCAGCGCAGGTAGCGGAACATCGTCGTGCGCATCCGGTCGGACTCCTCGAGCACCTGCGTCGGGCTCAGGTGGAACTCGTAGGCAAGGTGGGCGACGAGCCAGTGGGCGGACTGATCTCCAAAGGGACGAGCTCCTCGGCAGCCGTCTCGTCGTCGGTAATCGATGCGATGGTCGCGCACCAGTCGTCGAAGCCCAGGTCGGTCTGCTTCGTCCGAGTGATCGCGCGCCATGCGACGAAGAACAGGTACTCGAGCCGCCCGGTGCCGAGCACGGTCATCGACTTGTCGTACTCGCGCTCGAACGCGATGAGGTCGGGTGCAGACACCATCACGTGCTGCACCCGACCGTCGAGATCCTCTACCGCTAGCGCCATTCTCATCATGTCGAAACTCCTTCAAGGGCAGCAGGGAACCCCAGCAGGGGCAGGGGCAGGGGTTGTTTCTAGGAGAAGGCCTTGACGACCGTTCCCGACGTGGGCCACGTGACCGACAGCGTCGCGACGTCGCCGACGGCGCCCGCGACCGGCATGTGGTTGTTCACCAGCGCGAGGAACGTGTAGGACGGGTTGGTGGCGCTGGCCGTGCCGGACGTCGGCAGGACGACCACGGTGGCAAGTTGGCCGAAGAGCGGAAATAGCGTGGCCTCGCACGCCGAGGCGCCAAAGTCCTGGTAGAAGTCCACCTTCACCGAGCCGTCCTTCAGCCCGGCGATGCGGTTGATCCAGCCGTCGCCGAATGCCGTCGTATCCTTGGCGTCGGCCGACAGGGACAGCTCGACGCTCTTGATGGCGTTCGACAGGTTGGTTCCGTTGATCGTTACCTTCACGTCCTGCAGAAGGATTTTTGCCATGACATGGCCCTTTCGTGTTGTTAGGTGGCGGTGATGACGGTGACGGAGAAGGTCGCCGACAGGTAGGTGGTCTCGCCGATCGACAGCGGCGCGTAGCTGCTCATCTCGGTGACGCGCAGGTCGAATGCCGCGCCGCCAAGCGTCCGGTCGGACTGCAGCGCTGCCTTGATCGACGTCGACCCGGTCGGGTTGCAGTAGCCGTCGAGGGTGTCCTGCGCGCCGCGCTCGGAAGCGCGCTGGGCGATGACCATGACCTCGAACGTGTACGTGTCCATGCCTCGGGCCATCGCGGCATCGAACTCGATGCGCTGCGGGATGACGACGGCGATCGGTGGCGTCGGGTTGTCCGGGACGAAGGCCGACGTCCGCAGCCCCGAGATGGTGGCGAGGTTGGTCGCCAGCCCGGCGCGCAGCGCGCTGACGGTCATGCCGCGTATCGCAGGCGGCGGTAGGGCTGGAGCAGCACCTCGACATCGGGGTCGACCTTCGACTGCACGCGCATGACGCCGATGTCCGAGACGCCCGCGACCCCGAGCGGACTCGACAGCCTGGCGAAGATTCTCGACGCCTGGATGATGGCGGCCTGCGTCACCGACGACGGGATGCTCGGGAAGCCCCACAAGGCCGAGACACTGACGGTCGGCTCGTCCGCCTGGGCTATCGGCCACGTGCGTTGGTTTATGAGCTGGATGCTCGTGTATGGCCACGCGAGGCCGTCGATGAGGTTGTTGCTCGGCAGGAGCACGTAGTCGGTGGCGGCGAGGGTGACGGAGTAGTCGCCGTCCCGGTTCGGCGCGTACTTCACGAACACGGGCGCGCTGCCCGCGTCGTCGATCTCGACGTGGTCGGACTTCTTCGCCGAGTAGTAGCGGGTGACCGAAACGGTACCGGCTCCGAATGTGCGGCCGCAGTAGGCGTCGATGACCTCCGACGCGCTCGTGCTGGCGAGGAGGAGCATCGCGTCGTCGATGGAGTCGGTGAGCCGCAGCGCCGACTTCACCTGCGCCACCGATGCGTACAGCGTCATGGCGCTCCTTAGTTGATTCGGACGGTCGGCGACTGGAACGAGTGGCCCTCCAGGGCGAGGGAGGCGAACGGGTTGAGCGAGTGGACGGCGGTGCCGCGCCTGCGGATCTCGGCCGCGACCTGCGCGAGTGATTGCTCCCAGACGGTGAACGGGTTGTCGCCGATCGCGTAGCCGGCGAAGTTGGATGCCCCGTCGAAGGTGCCGCAGTCCGCGCCGGCCAGGACGATCGACGCCGCCCCCAGGTACTGCGCGAAGCACATCGCCATGTGCAGCGATGTCGGCCCGGCGACGAGCGCCTCGGGGTCCGTCGGCCAGTCCCGCTCGGCGTCGAACGCGCCGAACAACTGCGGGTTGGTCGGGAAGAAGTAGATGGACGGCTCGGTGGGCCGGTGGTCGGCGGCCTCCCACGTGCCGGCCCCGAGGTCGTCCTCCGGGGTGATGACCGGAAGGTCGGGGCGGAACGAGGCGACGATCATCGCGTCCCGGTGGTAGTGCGTGACCGAGAAGAACTCGTCGATGCCGAGGGTGATGCCGACCCGGTTGACGCAGACGACGGTCTTGCCGTCGAAGAAGCCCGCGCCGACGTGGTCGAGGCTGGATCCGGAGCCGACGACCCAGATGGTCTCGCCCTTGCGGCAGTCCCTGAACGCCTCGCGGCAAGACGGAAGCACTAGTCCCACGAGTTTGCCCTCCGTCGATCAAGTGACCAGGCGCCTGCGCTGAAGTCGCCGTCCGCAACCTTGGCGCCGAAATAGGCCGCATTGCTGCCGTAGCTGCGGGCGTTCTGAGCGGCGTAGCCCGAGGCGAGCGTCGACGAGTTGTCGTGGTGGATGAGCCCGGCCGGCAGCCGCACGAGCGGCACGTCCGGCGTGGCCCTCCTCAGGTAGTCGTCGTCCTCGAAGTAGGCCGGATGGAGGGCCTCGTCGAACAGGCCGACGGCCCTGATGACGTCCTCGCCGATCGCGAACGCGCACCACGGCTGCGGTCCGCCGTTGAGGACGAGCGTGTCCGTCGCGGCCATCTGCTCGAACTGGCCGAGCGCGCCCGGCTTAAACGTGACGTCGTGGTTGGCGATGAGCCACCAGGGCGCGAACGGGGTCGCCTTGATGCCTAGGTTCCACGACCCAGCGACGCCGAGGTTGGCCGGCATCTTGATGACCGACGTGCGCTGCACGTGCTCGACAGGCCAGCCGGTCGAGGTGTTCAATGCGTTGCCGTTGTCGATGATGACGAGCCGCGCGATCGGGCGGTCGATGGAGTCGAGCATCCGGTAGAGCAGCTGCGGGCCGGTGAGGAGCGGCACGATGAGGACCGGGATCACGAGGCGGCCATCTCTGCGAGCAGGGGACGCCATCGCTGGCGGTAGACGAGGTCGGCGTCGTATTGCACGGCGTGCGCCCTCGCCTTGTCCGAGTGGCCGCGCGGGGCCGCGTAGGCCGCCTCCAGGCATTCGATGATGCTGCCGACGTTCGGCGTCGAGAACCAGTTGCGGAAGCTGGCGTTGTAGAACGGCTGGCCGGTGGTGAGCCATCCGTCGCCGAGGAGCTCGGGCTGGGCCGAGAAGTCGTTGAGGATCAGCCGGGTGCCGCACGATCCGGCCTCAAGCGCGGTGAGGCCGAAGCCCTCGCCGTACGTCGGGGCGAGCATGACGTCGCAGGCGCTGTAGAGGGCCGCGAGGCCCTCCTGCGGGATGCCCTGCCGCCAGGCGTACTGGTTGACGATCCTCACCTGGCGCTCGGGGATGCCGACGGCCTTGATGAGCTCGTCGATCTTGATGCCGTTGTTCGCCCCGTGGCGCTCGGTGTGGATGTAGAGCACGGCGTCGTCGTGCTCGCGGGCGAACACGCTGAACGCGAGGAGCGACTCGGGCCATGCCTTGCGACTCGGCCGTGCGTCTTGGTTCGCGTTGAACATTCCGACCAGGAACTGGCCGGGGTCTACGCCGATGATCTCGCGGCCCGTCATGTCGCCCGCTGCCGTCGCGATCGTCTCGGTGCGCTTGAAGACGTCGGTGTCGATGGCGTGCGGCACGTAGTGCGAGTCAATGCCGGCGGCCGCCATCTGCTCCTGCCCGAAGCGCGACATCGCGACCGGGGTGACCGTCGGCTTGCGGAGCCATTCGGCGACGTCATGCGCGACGGGCGAGGAGTCGATCGGAACCCATGACAGCGTGCGGGCGGTGTCGTAGACGTTCGCGGTCAGCACCCAGACGTCGTAGAGCGTCATGAGCAGGGGGGCCTTGTCCGGGTGCCGGCCGCTCCAGTCGGTGTAGTACGCGCCGACCACGTCGTTCGAGTACGCGTCCGAGCCGCGGGGCATGTGCGGGATGCCGTCGAAGTCGGTGACCATGCCCTCGAGGCCGTAGTTCGCGGCGACCGCGACGGCGTGGCCGTCGGCAGCCATCCTCGTGAGGAGCTGACGGCCTTGCGTCCCGTACCCGGACCGGGACCATAGGGCGTTGGTGTTCATGAGGGCGGCAAGTTTCACAGGGTGCCTTTCGCAGGGGGTGGTGCCGGGGAGGCGGCCCTGCAACCGCCCCCCCGGCGTCAGTCAGCGACGCTCGACTGGTGGCAGGGATCGAGCGCGCCGGGTCCGGTTGTTGATGAAGCGGTCGAGCTCGTGCATGAGCCGGGCGAGTTCGCCCTGGTCGGTTGCGCGTGCCATCGCCGCGTTCAGTGCGTGCAGGTAGTCGTCGTCGGTCATGGGCAGCCCTGTCGGGGCGGGGCCGTCGCTGGCCCCGCCCGTCGAGGTGTCGGCCTAGTAGCCGGTGACCGGGTTCATGCCGGTGCCGGTGATCTTCGCGATGCCCGCCGGGTAGCGGGCGGCGATGGCCGCGTAGCCGTAGAGCTGGAAGCGGATCGTGAGATTCGCGCTCAGCACGTCCGGCAGGACGCGGGTCTTCATGCCGCTCTCGAACAAATAGGTGTCCGAGAATGCGGCAACGATCGCGGGGAGTGCCGTCGAGACCGCGGGGATCGCGGCGTCGAGGTAGGTCGGCACGCCGAGGATGTTGCCGACCGGGCCCTGCGCGGCACCGGGGGCGCCGTTGACGCCGACGGCGTTCATCGGGCCATTGGCTGCCGGGACGACGACCGGGCGGCCTGCGGTGTCCGACAGGCCGACGAGGCCGTACCAGATGGACGGGTGCAGCACGATCGCCTCGGCGCCCATGTAGCGGTTCTTGGCGACGGTCGACAGTGCCTTCGCGAACGCGACCTGGAACTCCGCGGCGGTCGGGGTGCCGGAAGTGTAGGTGACCGTCCCGATCCCGATCGTGTTGAGCAGGCCGGTGAGGTCGCCAGCGGTTCCGACGCCGTTGATGACGGCGACGTTGAGCCGGTAGTCGTAGGCGGCCATGAGATCGGCGAAGATCATCCGGTCGATGCCGCCCGCGAGCGGGGACTGCTCGACGAGCTGCAGGCTCACGTTCTCGTAGCCCGAGATCGTCCGCACGGGCGCGGTCACCGAGGTGGTGACCATGTCCTGCGTGGTGGTCGCGACGTTGTCGCCGGTCTGCGCAGCGACGTCGGTGCCCGTCGTGATGCGGGGGATGACGATCGAGTCGGTGCCGGCCGGGAGCGCCTGCTTGGAGAGCAGGTCGGCGGTCGTGCGTCCCGGTCGCAGCGTCTTGGCGTACTGGTCGACGAGCCACAGCGGCGGGACGAACTCGCCGATGCCGCCATCAATGCGGGACACGTCGCGGGTCTCGACCCGTACCTCGTCCATGTGGCGCTGCAGTGCCGACCAGGCGCTCGGGTCGTTTCGAACTTGGGCGTTGATGAGGTCGCGGACGAACGACCGCTCGCCGCGCTCCGAGTAGGTCATCGGCTCGGACTTGACGACGGCGCTGCCGGTGACGCCGGCGGAGACGCGTGCCTCAGTCATGACCGCGGCGCGTGCCTCGGTCGCCTCGACGGCACTGATCTGGCCGTCGAGCTGGGCGATCTCGGCGTTGCGGGCCTCAATGACGGCGAGCGCCTCGGCGGACGCCTCGCCCGCGAGGAGGTCGGATGCCTCCGCGGCCTTGGCGGCGCGGGACTCCTTCAGTGAATCGAGCATCTTGCTCATGGCTTCTCCAAGTGTGGGGAGTATTGCTGG